AGGTTATAACAAAGCCCCAGCTTGTGAAAGTCGGGGCTTTGGGCATAAAAAAGAAGGTGAGAATTTTGACACACCTTCATCAGGTTGATCTAAGCGAATACAAGGCAGAGAGAATTGATATTGAAATTCTTAATGCCACCAAGTTCTATTTCGATAACTTTTTCTTGGAGGACGAGGAAATATTTGAGGTGGAGCCGATTCTTATCTGTGACAACTACTATCTTGATAAGGACGATGCGAAGAACAAGATTATTCTGAACAAGATTGCAACAAAGGCGGCTCACAACCAGAGTGACGACCAGTATTTCAAGGATATAGACGAGCATTTGGCAATGTTTCAGTCTATATTTGATTCTGAGAAATGGGATGCGGAAGCCCTCTTGGAACTTATGTGCCAGCCGACCGTGGAAATAGCGGAAAAAGCTACGGCACGATTTGAAACAGGACGAAATTTCATGCCGCAATACGACATGACACCGGAAGAGAAAGCCAAATACGGAGATCGCCATACCATGTTTCTTGAATTGCTGGAAGAAGGATTTCAGAAACTCGTTCCAAAAGGCAAGGAAGATATATATCGCAAACAACTGGATTATGAAATTTACGTGCTTGAATCCACCAATAACGTGGATTATATGCAGGTTCAGTACGATACGGTCAATTATGCACGGAAAAACGATATTCTGGTCGGTTGTAGGCGTGGTTCTGCTGGTGGTTGTTTGGTTCTTTATCTTCTTGGAATTACACTTATTGACCCGATCAAGTACAATCTCCTGTTTGAGCGATTCCTGCTGCCCGAACGTGCCGGACTCTATCAAGCCGACACTACAATTATCGGGAATGACATGGAATCTACCGAATACATTGAAGTGGAACTGGAGAATCATAGAAAATACAAAATAGATAAGGATGCGGAGTTAATCGTCAAACGAGATGGGGCAGATGAACCTATAATCGTTTACGCAGATGAATTGAAACCTGACGATGATGTTTTATTTGATAACAGGGATGTATTGTTTACCCTGAATGAGATTTGATTTTTAACCGGATTAAAATATAACCAAAACTGATTTATGAGGATTATTAATGTTAAGCCTGTCAAAAGTGAACAGGTGGTTAAAACTATTGACTGTTTTGTAGGCAATGGATATTTGCAAGGTGCAGGAGGATCGTTGCCGGATGTGGATACCGACTTCCAAAGCGACCGTAGACAAGAAATCAAGGAGTACATTGAAAAGAGATACAATCACAATGAAAAACAACGTGTATTTTCTGCTGGTACGCTTACTACATTAAAGCTAAAAGCAGTTTTAAAGGATGTGGCTCGTGTGCATCGTGTTCCAGTAAATATAGTGAACTACATTACAGCCATTTTCGATGATGATAAAATGACTTGGACTGACTTGTTCAAGTTAGCTGCCACAAATAAAAAAATACGTGATTTCATCATCAAATATCCGCTTGTCATTGAAGACATTAGAGGGTTGATGGGACAGCCCCGATCTTCGTCTATTCATGCTTCAGCACTTTTGGTTACACCTGACCGGAAAGATGATGAAGACTTAGAATGCTTTGACTTTACTCCTATTAAGAAAGTTGATGGAATGCTTGTTTCTGAAGTGGATGGGTATTCATTAGATGAACAAGGACTTTTAAAAAAATGACTGTCTGGGTATCAAAGAATTATCAAAAATAAAAGCCACAATTGATATTTGTAATGACAAATACAATGCAAATCTGACATTTCAAGGTATCACACAAAGTGGATTAGATGACCCAAAGGTGTATCAGCTTTTAAAAGAAGGTCACACTCAAAATATTTTTCAATTTTCTTCTGTCGGCATGACCAAGTTCTTAATGAGCATGAAGCCGAACAAAATAGAAGATTTGATTGCGGCCAATGCCATGTATCGTCCGGCTACATTGGATTCCGGTTCTGCGGACAAGTATGTAACCTGCAAACTGGGTGATGCGGCTCCAGTATATCTATGGGGAACATATAATATACTGAAAGAAACTTATGGCCAAATGGTTTTTCAGGAGGATTTGGCGCAGATTTCAAGGGAAATAGGGGGATTTTCATTGGGTGAAGGAGTCAAGTTGGTAAAACTGATCTCGAAAAAAAGTAGATAAAATCAAAGCCTTGAAAGACAAATTCATGGAAGGAGCTTTGACCAAAGGATGCCCCAAAGACGATGCTGTAGCGATATGGGACATGATTGAATCCGGAGGCTCTTATCTTTTTAACAAGTGTATTGCTGGATACGAAACCATTCTTCGTACAAATGGAGGAAAAAATCCCTAACGATAGCTGAAATGTACAAAACCATGCACGATTCAAAATGGGCTGAAGAAAACGGACACAAATACCTATGTCAGAAATACAGAAGAAATGGATACGGCACCGGATGGTCATTAGACAAGAATGACAGGTTAATAAAAAACTACATCAAAGACATTCGATACATGGGGATCAAACCGATTTATCGGATAACTCTTGAAAATGGAGCAACTATAGATGTGACAGCCAACCATAAACACCCGACAGCAAGAGGAATTAAAAGAACAGATGAACTTGTGGTTGGGGTGGACAAAATGTATGTGAATGCCGGATATATAAAATCAGACACCAGTTATCGTTTTACAGACAAAGGCATGAGAAACGATCCTCGTTATCATTCAGATAAAAACATGGAACACTACGAGCTGAACAGCAAGAAAGGACATATAGGGTTTTATAAACGAAAAACAAATTACACACAATTCAAATTTTACAGAGAAAACTTAAAAAAAGACTATTGCGAAATTTGTGGTAAAAGAGATTGCAGACTGGAAGTTCATCATATAAATAAAGATCATTCAGATTGCGGTGAAAATTTCTCTAACTTACAGACTTTGTGTGCTTCTTGTCATAAAAAAGCCCATTATCAGATAGGACGAGTAAAACAAAGTGAAAAAGGATTGGATGTAGAAACAATAAAGGTTGTTTCAGTTGAATATCTAAAAGATGATGAAGTGTATGATGTTGAAATGTACGATCCGTATCATACGTTTGTCACCTCAAAAGGAATTGTCACTTGTAACAGCCACGCCACTGCATACGCCATTACAGCCTATGTGGGAGCGTTTCTGAAGGCCAACTACCCTTCAGCTTTCTATACCATCGCCCTCCAGTGGGCAGACGACAAAGAAATCCCATCCCTCATGTCAGAAATGGAACAATGCAGCAAGGCTAAAATCGTGCATCCGGATATTAATGTTTCCGATGTGCAATTCTTTACCGACTACCAGCATGACGAGATATTCTGGTCGCTTACCCGTATCAAGATGGTAGGTGTCAAGACCGTTGAGTACATAGTGGAAGAGCGTCAGAAGAACGGGGCATTTACATCTATCGAGAATTTCATCCACCGCATATTCAAGTACAAACTTAAAAAGTACGAATACTGGGATGATCCAGATAACGAGGAAGAAGCAAGAAAAGTACCGATAAACGCCCGGCACGTGAAACACCTTATTCTGGCAGGATGCTTCGATAAGATTGAAAACGTCAAGTCGCTTCCGGAAAGATACAGGATTCTTTGTGTAGCAGCCAAAGAATTGGGGTTTGATCTGAAAGAAGAGGATTTCCCATCCGACATGACAGACAAACACTATTTCTGGTCAATGCTTCAGATCAAGGTATCAGGTATCGGTTCCGTTGATTACAGGAGAATATATGACAATTCGGAAGCCAAACAGCATATAAGGGGAAGAGCTTCCTATATGACAATCAAGGATGCTTTTCTTAAAGAAAGCGAAGGTAAACGGATAGCCGTATGCGCAACCGTTCTGGAACATGACGAAGTGGAATATCAGGACAAGAAAACAGGCGAGAAGAAAACTTTCTGCAAACTGAAACTGCAACAGAATAACGATATTATCGAACTGGTGATGTGGGATGATTTCTACAAGGCGAACCGTGATAAAGTTATTCAGTCAAAGAACAAAATGATTATCGTGTCAGCTACAATTAAATACAGCGACTATTCCGGTTGTCATTGCTTGCAGACATACAAGTCTTCCATGCTGTTCAATGTCTGAGAATTGTAATCAAGTGAATTACTAACCATATACAATTAAACAACATGCTTATAGAAAGAGAAACTGAATGAAACCTGTAATTATTGCCATCGTTGGAAGATCGGGAAACGGTAAAACCTATATGGCCGAGTTCCTTAGAAAGAAAATGAACATTCCGACTATCGTGTCATACACGACCAGACGCAAAAGACCCGGTGAAACCGATGGCGTGGAACATTTCTTTATTGGAAGCGAACAAGTGCCGGAAGGGGACGATATGCTGGCATACACGGTATTCGGAGGTGAACAGTATTTCGCTCTCCACAGCCAGGTTCCTAAAGGTGGAATTTGCACCTATGTAATTGACGAGGCAGGACTGGAATGTCTTGTCAAGGATTTCGGGAACAGATACCTCATTGTCCCTGTCGCAGTGAAATGCTCGGAAGAAACGCTCATTAAAAGAGGGATCGAGCCGGACAGATTAGCGAGGGACAAAAGACGTATTCACATAAACGATAGTTTTTATGATTGTATCATCATCAATGATGGGACAATAGAAGAGTTTGAGAATAAAATATTAAGTGAAATCAATAAATTATAAACTAAAACTTTAATTATGGCAGCACCAAAAAGCGAACCGACCGTTTTTGTCGGGATTGTACTCGATTTTGAAACCGGGGATTTAGACCCACAAAACGGAGCTTGTACCCAGATCGCAATGAAAGCGGTACGGCTCGATACATGGGAGGTTATAGACACTTACATGAATTATATCTACCCCTATAAACACAAGAGCGATATTTTGGGCAAGACACGAAAGAAGGTTCTGAAAAACAAAAGGGAAATTGAGGAAGAGGAAGGGCAACTGATGAAATATGAGGAAGCAGCTCTTACCTACTCGGATATTTCAATGGATATGTTGTATGAAAAAGGAGTTGATGTCGAACAGGTGGCAAGTGACGTGATTGATTTCGCCACAAGAAACACCCTTTCCAAATCAAAGACCGCAAAGCCGTTTCTTATCGGGCAGAACATTGTTTTTGACTGCGGTTTCCTTCAGCAACTTATGGCCTATGGAGGCAAACTGAAGGAATTTGCCAAGGTTTTTGCCGGAATCACTGACTTTTGGGGGAACTTCCAGCCTCATTATGTAGACACGATAGACTTGGGCAAGCTCACATTTGCCGGTGATCCGGAAGTGACATCGTACAAACTGGAACTGCTGGCAGAACGGCTCGGTATCGAATTGGACGATGCCCATGATGCGGATGCGGATGTTACCGCTACTCTTAACGTGGCAATCGTCTGTTCCAACCGACTGAGAAATTCAGACGGATCATCTACGGGTGCAGGACTTCAGAAAAAGGAAAAATCAAGAACACACTTTAAAATCTAAATGTATGACGGAAGAAAATGAAACCGTATCGTTCAGAAAAGACGAAAGGATGAGATACGGGGTTCTCGGATATGACGGAAACGAGATGATGGCGGCTATTACCGGATACGATCTGGATGTGTCTTTCAATATGCGTCTTATCAACTCGCTGGCAGATGCGGAAGCCTGTGCCGATGCTTTGGCCGATGTCTTTTACCAAGCACTGATGGAGCAACTTATCTCCCTGAAACCCGATATAGCAAAAGAACAGGTGGCGGCTGTGACCAGTGAAAAAGAACAAACCGATACATAACAAACACCCTATTCTTAATAAAAGCCCGACATGACACTACCTGTTCTATGTTGGGCTTTAATAATATCAATTCTATGAAAAAGGAAAATAAGGTATCTGCGTCCGAGATGCTAAAGAACGAACTGGGACTGACGAAAGCGGAAAGCCTGTTCTGCGACCTGTATATAAACGGTGGGAGGGAATTTGCAGGACAGCACTGTAAATGCTATAGGGAAGCATTTCAGGATTCCGGTTCTGGTGTCAGTCTAAAAAGCAGGCGGCTGCTTGGCAAACCCCATATCTCGGAACGTATCAAGAAATTAAGTGAACAACAGCAAACCGATACGGAGGCTATCGCTGTAAAGTTACAAGTTACCGAAACTCTCAAAGCGGTGATGGAAGAAACTTCCACCGCCAAATACAAGGACAAATGGGGAATGGACTTGTCCCCGGCTCCACTTCGGGCCGTGGCGGTCAATGCGGCAAAAGCACTGATGGATCTGTACCCGATCAAACACGCCCAGGAAGCAAAACTGAAGATCGAAGGGGGTGGCGACAATGGTATCATCTTTAATGTTATAGTTCCTCAGAAAGAAAACAATGGAGAAGAAGAAAGGCACGAAAGCTAAACGGACGGAAAAAAATGTTTACATGGCCATCATAATCATTCTGGCATTATACGGACTGAGGGATTCGGAAGAGGCGGTCAGGCTGATAGAATCCGTTTCCAAAGCATTGTCAATCCTTCTAACGCTTGAATGACCCATGCCACAAATAAGAGCCTTCATAAGCGACAATATCAAATCCCTTACGATTGTCGCTTCTTTCCTGATTTCGATGTACATCCAACACCTCAATAACACGACCAGAATAGATGCACTGGCAGACAGGTGTGATCGTATTGAGTTAAGACTGGAAGACCAATATCAGAAGATTGACGCAATCAAGGTGGATAAGACCGTATTTGAAGCTACCATGCAACAGTTTACGTCCATGCAGGACGATTTAAAAGAGATGAGAAGGGATATTAAGGAAATCTTGAAAAATTCCCGATAAGCCGCCAAAAAGAACCGCATTTGCTTTGTGGTTCTTTTTTTTTATTGTTATTTTTTCGAGTGTTTATAATAAAAATTAACCCGTAAAATAACAAACTAAATATGCGATAATATACAGAGTAAATTATAACCAAAACCGATAATATATTGAAGATAAAAGTTTTTATTTTGACCCTGTTCTTCTTTTCTATTACAGTAGAGCCGGCTTGTAACAGTACCACTTCTATTCCAAAACATAAAATGGAAAACAAAATTTCCAAATTTGACATGGCGGTAGAACTGATTAAGCAAAAAGAAGGATGGCATGACCGGCGACACAAATACTATGTCGGATACGGTCACAGATTATTGAAAAGTGACACTTTCAATCACGATATTTCTGAAGAGTTTGCTGATTCTCTTCTAAGAAAAGACCTACTACAAAAATGCAGCGTGTTCAGAAAATATGGAAAGGATTCTTTGATTCTTGGAGTGTTGGCTTATAATGTAGGAGAATATAATATCTTAGGATATAAAAACAAACCAGCCAGCTGGCTTATACGAAAAATAAGAAGCGGAAACAGGGATTTCTATAAAGAATACGTTTCATTTTGCAGATATAAAAATAAAGTGATTCCCTCTATCAGACAAAGGAGAAAGGATGAGTTTGAACTTCTATACGTTAAATAAACAAACCGATGATTAATCAGATAATTGAAATTGTTGATTTAAAAGAATTAAGGGAATTAAAACTGGAAGGATTGATTGGTCGAATGGGGCGTATCATCGAATCGCTTGACCAATCGCAAAGAAAGAATCCGGGATACATTGTAGAATTTACAGAGCCGTTTCAAGAAGAAGATGAATGGTTCATTCCCAGTCAGTCAATCAAAATTTTATAATTTACATAACAATGGAAAAATTTGTAAGAGTAGAATGTATCGAGGTCGAGAAAATGACCAAGAAAGAGTTTATGAAAAAGATGCTTGGAAAAGAAGAGGATTCGCTGGAAGAAGGCTATCTTATCAAAGATGAATCCGGGCACATGGGGTGGATCAGCCAATCTGATTTTGAAAAAAAGAAATACATGTCCTGCAATGCGCTTCCTTATCCCCTCGCCTACTACATGCTTCAGGAAAAGAAAGCCGGTTATATCAGAATGCCACAGTGGAAAGAGGATGTGAAGATAAAAGCGCAATTCCCGGACGAGCATAGCAAAATGACGCACCCGTATACCTATGTCGAATCAAGATTCGGTAATTGTCCGCACAAGACGACCGTTGTGGAGGAATGGGCAAAAAACTGGCAACTGGCTCCTGAAGGGTTTGTTACCAGTTGCGTGGGATGTATAACCCAAGAAGGAGTGTTTATACCAAAGGCTGATGAATAAATACTCCTTCTTGATTATCGCTGTTCTTTCAGGTATCACAATCTCACTTCTAAGATCACGCCAAAGATTCATCGAAGAAAAAGACAGTTATAAGTCCAATACTGAAGCTCTTATGTCGGAAGTCCGGCGAATACAGGCTGATTCTTCAACGATGGCACTGGACATCAAAACACTAACCATGTCTTTGGATGAATACAAACGGTTCAGGGCTGAAGATGAAGAAAAAATAAAGAAACTGGGGATAAGAATAAAGGATCTGGAAGCGACAGCGAAACACAATGTGGAAGTGGACGCTCCCATTGATGCGGAAATAAAAGACAGTGTGATGATAAGAGATACCGTTCCAGTTTTCTTAAAGGCTGTAAGGATGGATACCCCGTATTTGAAAATCAACGGGATTATTGAGAACGACAGGCTGACGGGGAAAATCAATCTGCCCGTTACTCTTAATCAGGCGTTCTGGATCGAATACAAGCACAAGTTTCTTTGGTGGAGATGGAAAGTGAAAGCGATACACCAGACTATTTCAAGTGACAATCCATACGTGAAAATCAAATATTCAGAGTATATAAAAATCAAAGACTAAAAACTATGTTTTCAAAATTAAGCAAGCAAACCAAAACCCAAGAGATCGAAAAACCTCAGTCATTTGCAAGCCAACTGGCAGAAGCAACCAAACTTTTTACCGATGCGGTAAGCAAGCTAAAGAATATCAGTAGCGGAGTTTCAAAGAAAATGGAAGAAAACGATGCAAAAATCAAAAGCCTGTCTGTGGAAAATATCGCTCTTCAAGAACTTAAAAACAAAGCGGACAAACAAGCGGAACAGCTTAACCGATTGATCCACTCATAAGCCGTCCAATATGGAACAGCAAATATGGGACAGGCGTTGGGAAAACGGATATTGTTTTCCTTTTCGGAACGCAGAAACAGGACGGTATTACGCAAGAGATATTTATGACGGTTCCATTATTCCGACCTCTTACAGCAAAAGTCTGAGGGAACTTAGAAGAAAGGTCAGAGGATATGTTTCTGAAAACCTGATACAGAGAGAGGCGGTGTTTTAGCCGCCTCTCTTTTTATACCAAAGATGTAATTAAATCAAAAAAGAGCATTCTTCACAGATAGCTCTTTTTTGATATGAAAAAAAACGAATTTTTCGGCTAACGCCTTTATGAGAAATCCCTCCCTCTTAGGAAATAATGTACAAATATATGAATATAACAAACATTTAACCCTACTCTGAATGAAAATATCTTCCTGTTTGTATTTAAACCAACAATATACCGATTTGAAATATTCTGTTTAAATACGAAAATAAAAAGGAACGGCTTTCACAAGTGGCTCCTTAAAGGGTAATAAATTTTTTTATGCCATAAGTGTTTTTATTAATTGCAAGACATTTAGAAGCTACCTTCACAGGTTGCTCCTAAAAACAAATACTATTTCAAAATAAAAACAAATACACTAAAAAGAATTGTTGTTTTGTACAAAGATAGCGAGAAACCCACGTAAACAAACATACTTACCCTTAATTAAAGCAAACCATACTTAAAATTTCATTGAAACCAACAAAAATCTGGCTTTGTAGAATAATCAAAGCACCAAACAAATCTGCTTGACTGAATATAAAAATAAAGAGAGACCACCTTCGCAAGCGGCCTCTCTTTTGATAAATGAAAAAAACAAATACTCTACTAATCCTAAGTAATGCGATAAATGATGTGCAAACGACATCCGTGTCAAGAAAATAAAAAAATAGTGCCTATGCCTAAACAATCTTTCTAAATTTTATACAACTAATATGCCATTTTCTGAAAACAATATAACAAACTACAAATCAATTACATATAATTACTTACAACAATTAAGAACTGTGTATTTATGAAACAAAAGTGTGGAACATTGTAGATTTTTTCTACGACATACATATTTTATTTTCGAGAAATATAAAAATAAGACACTCATGCAGCATTTCATAAATACTCGACATCCATACTTTACGAAAACTATTTATTAATATTCTAAAGCAATTAAAAATGAAAAAGACATTGAAATGGTCAGTGCTGATGATGCTGACAGTATTTGGTTTGATATTTACTTCTTGTGACGATGATGATGTTCAATTGCCTACAGTAGAGGATGTGAACGGTGAATATGCAGGGAATATGACTTATGCGGTTTCTGCCCAAGATACGGTGGGAGTTAATCTGAGCGTGGAAAATGATCGCATTTCTTTTGCCGAGTTCCCGTACGGAGTATTAGTAGAAGAAATCATTGGAAAGGATGCTGCTGCTGGTATTATCGAGAAAATCGGAACTATGAGTTATGCTGCTGATTATAAGGCTACCATGAATGCGACAAACGACTCAATTTCTTTGGAACTGACCCCGGAACAATTGCTTTTTGATTTTGTAGATTTGAATCTGAAAGTTGCAGTGTCAATTGAAGCTGAAGAAAACGGCGTATTTGCAGTTAAAGACAAGAATTTAAAATTCAGCCTTACAGCAACGGAGGCTATGGTGGGCGAAGCAAACTTCTTGAAAAATCCGATCAAGTTGTCTTTTGACCTGAACAAAAAATAATTCTATACAAACGAATCTTTTGCATTAAAGGGGTATGCCTAATTAAAGGTATGCCCCTTTTTTATAACCATCCCCTACCAAACACCACTATTCTTAATTAAAAACAAAATCACATATTGTTCATTTTTAAACCGAAACCAAAATGTTACTGCAACTGAAAAGAATTTTCAAAGGAGCGACTTATACAATCGGGCGTTTATACATTGACGGAAAATATTTCTGCGATACTCTGGAAGACCAGGTGAGAGAACTTCCGGCATACTGTCCGAACACGCCTAAAGGATTGAATTGCGAATGCCCGGAAAAGGTTTATTCAAAAACCGCTATCCCATTTGGAGAATACAAGGTCACAATGGAATACTCACCCAGATTCAAACGTGTACTGCCAAGACTGCATGATGTGCCGCATTTTATTGGAATCCTGATACATTCAGGAAACACCGCTACCGATAGCGCAGGGTGCATTCTTGTTGGGAAAAACAAGGTAAAAGGCAAGGTGCTGGAATCAAGAGCCACTTCGGATGCCTTGAATGAGATTTTAAAGAAAGAGCGAGAAATTAAAATTCATGTTTCATAAGAACACTTCCGAAACAGCATCCAGCCCTAAAAAGTTGGGTGCTGTTTCCATATAAGACCAGACTATGAGAAAGATAATTCTAAACACCATACTTATAATCATGGCGGTTTCTGTCATTACGGTTGCCGCTGCAAATATCTAAACATGGGAATTTATGCAAAACTAAGGCCACCCCAGAACATTAAAATTGATTTCAGACCGTCAGAAAGGCAATATGAACTATGGAAATTGCTTCAACCAGATTATTGTCCCAAATGTGGCGGTCACATAACACAGAAACTCATCGGATACGATGTAAAAAAGAATCCACAATACAAGCCTGTTTGTGAGTCATGTGGAAACACAAATCTGCCACAAATGATATTAGGTGGTGGAGCAGCTGGTAAACTCTTTCCACTGCCAGCCTATGCAGTAATGTATAGAAAACAAGCTCTTTAATTGCTGGGAAACCCTAACTACGGGTTAGAAGGGCAATCAGCAGCCAAGCCGGGAAACCGGAAGGTTCAACGACTATTCCGAAAGGAAGTACAATCAAGCGATTGGAAACGGGAGCCTCCAGTCATATTGCACTGGATGAAGATATAGTCTATTCTGCATGGAAACATGTAGCAGCGAAAGCGGTTAAAACGTAGCGAGTTTTAATGTTTATTAACACAGGGAGGGAAATCGTTTTTGGGAGCCTGTTGGCTCATTATTTCCTGCATGAGATTTGAGAACATCCGTGCGGTCGTGGCACGTAAGACAATCAAGTCTTTGAAGGAATCTACTTGGAATACGATCAAGACGGTTCTAAAAAACTGGGGATTAAAAGAAGAAGTGAACTACAGAATCAATAATCTGGAAGGTACGCTTACCTTTTGGAACGATTCTGTCATTATCATGAAGGAAATGGTCGATCTGCCTTCTGACCCGAACTTCGAGCGATTCGGTTCTTCCGAATATACGATTGCCATGATCGACGAGGTGTCGGAGATTTCGGAAAAGGCGGTTGAAGTGCTTTTTTCCCGTCTTCGTTGGAGAATACACGAGACATTCAAGACATCCAGAATGTTTATGAGCACCAACCCGACTACAAACTGGGTACGTTCCCGGTTCGTACAGGATGAAAACGGAGACAAGGTGGAATGCCGGGAGGGAGAGGCTTATATACCGTTCTCCGTATTCGACAACCCGGACATCGCTTTCCGGCAGACTTACGAGGCGGCATTGAACAAGATTCGTGACCAAGCCACAAAGGAGCGTTTGTTATATGGTAACTGGGATTTCGTGGAAGCCAACGATATGGCCGTTTACCACAATTTTGACGGTTCCAGACATCTTATAACGAACCTGAAGGAAAAGGTCTACGATCCGACCAAACCTATCATTACCATCTGGGACTTCAATGTCGCACCCAGAATGTCTACTTTGTTGGCTCAGATAAACTATGACAAAAAAGAGATATATGTCATAGAGGAAATATTGGGATTGCCGGAAAAGAAGGAAAACAATACTCCGGCTCTGGCAAGGAAGATACAACAGAAATTGTATAGGGAAAAACATATCGGAGGGGTGGACGTGACAGGAGACCCTGCCGGATTACAGCGTTCAACCACAAATGAAGATGGGACAAACAACTACACCATCATCACGGAAACACTGGGCAAGGGCGTATTGAAACCTAAGATCAAGCTCTTAAAAAAGCAGCCTCCACAAGTTACCCGATGTGAATTTGTCAATGAGGTGTTCGAGGGATTTGACGGATGGAAACTGATGATTGATTTACGTTGCAGGAAGCTCACAGAAGACCTTATTTACCAGTTAAAGAACGAGGATGGTACAAAGTGCAAGGCAAAGGTTACAGACGCTAAAACAGGCGTAAAATACGAAAAATACGGCCACTTGTCCGACTGCCTTGATTACCTGCTATGCTATTATTTAAGGGATAGCTGGACGAAATACAAAAGAGGGGACGGTTCTATGACCATCCTTTCCACAGCTACCATTAACGAAGGATTTAACTATTAACGAACCATTAATCTATGTACAGACGATTTTTAAACAATAGCGATTATCTGGGAATCATCACGCAAGACAGCCTTTCCCAGATAACGAGAAACGAACCGGAAACATTCATTCAAGCCGAGGAAGCCGCAGAAATGAGTGTCATAGAGTATCTGAGTGAGAACTATGAGATTGAAAAAGAACTGAATAAAGGGAAATATATCGCTGAATACGACCGAAAGGTAACTTATCCGATCGGAGCACATATTTATTTTGATGGTAAAATCCACGAGATAATAAGATCGATCAGCGGATACAAGGCTCCTTCTTCCGTGGAATACTGGGAAGAGTTTGTGGATGAGAAAGGCGAGATACGGGAATTTCAACGATACAGCCAGTTCAAAACCTATTACAAAGGTAATATTGTCTTATATAACGATACGCCTTATATCTGTCTTGTTGAAAATGGATGGAAATTTGGGAATATACGAATCCCGATGGTAAACGGATGGAAACTTGCTGAATATACAGACTGGAATCCGATTGAGTACGAGCTTTGGAATGTCGTAAAATTTGACGGTTCCTATTATACTTTGATGTCACTGGAGGGGTTCGACAATAATAAAAACCCTTTGGAATCGGAAAACTGGGGTGCTATTGCCGATTATGATCCTCAGTACAACGAATACGAACTTTCATCACATGAGTACGTTGTATATGATGGCCAAGTGTATTATCCTGAAATAGACGTGAACAGTGACAGTCCGGTTATCGGGGAAAATCTTGCACTACACGATCCCAGAAACTACAATCTCAAAAAGCACATGATTCGGTTGGCTGTGTACGAGCTTACCAAACTGATTGCCCCCAATAACGTCAGTGTTGTTAGAATGAGAGATTATGAAGATTCAATGAAGTGGCTGAACGATGCTTCTAAGCTGAGAATCAACCCTCAGATTCCACGAAAAATAGCAGAAGATAACAAGCCGGTTACAGACTGGCAGATGGCGACATTCCAGACATCTTATGATCCATACAAAAACCCCTGGCAGGTATGAAAAGATTTTATTACGACAACCGAATCGCCAAAATACTATTGACATTCAGTTCTTGCCACACAATCACAATTGGCCCGTTTGTATTAAGCAAGTTATCTCCGGAGCATATAACGCAAAGAGTCAGGAACCATGAAACCTGCCATTCATATCAATGGATAGAAACGACCTGTGTTGCGGCTTGTGTGGTGTTAATTCTACAATTGATTTTTGATATATCGCCTATATGGTATATCGTAGCGACTCTTACCTTTTATATCTGGTATGCGATAGAGTGGCTTGTAAGACTTCTCATCTGTCGAAATTCAAAAACCGCATACAAGAAAGTGTCGTTTGAACAAGAGGCATATTCCTGCGAACTGAACTGCAACTACATAGAAAACAGACCGTTGTTTTCCGGATGGTTGCAATATCTTAAAATAAACAACAGCAATTAAATTCTTTATCAAAATGAATTATCTAAAAAGAATCAGGCAGAAGATAGACGATTTCTGCATCAATAAAATGAGAATGGATGGCGCACAACATTTGATTGCCGGAATATTGATTTATGACATGCTCAAATACCTTATGCCGGTTGAAGCGGCAATCTTAACTACTTTGGTGATACTTGTTGCGAAAGAGATTGTTTGGGACAAGTGGTTGAAGAACGGAACTGAAGAGTGGCACGACCTTGTTTGGGGGGCTGTAGGGCTTCTGTTGGGAGCACTTTGATTATAACCCAAACTCGCTTTACAAGCATTAAATTTCAAAACCTATACAATAAACCCAAGTCTATTTCGTTACATAAAACAACTTCATGAGCACTAAGTAAGCCTACCTCAACTTCATTCATCATATTCATACAACAGAATCTCTTTTTGGGGTAGGCTTTTATTTTGATTTTCTTACATAAGCCATATACAAAAAGCCGTTGGAAATAAGTAGAACCTCTTCCCCAACGGCTTTGTTTATTTAAAAAGTTCAGAATGACTGCCCAGTCTAATAAGTTTTATCAAGTCTTCATTCTTATCAATCCAAATCAGCAAAAAGTCATTTTCTACATGACACTCCATATATCCCTTATAATTGCCTGTCAATAAATGAGGACTATATTTTTTCGGGAGTGTTCCTGTTTCTCTCAACAATCTAAGAACGACTTCTAAATTTGCGATTTTCTTAGGGTTGTTCTGGATCTTCTTTAAGTCCCTTTTAAATTGACTCGTTTGTTTTAGAATTTTCATAAAGACTTGACATAATCTTTGAAGTTATCCAAATCAAGCGTTTCAAGTTCCGTACCACTCTCAGCCTCTTTCATAGCACTGAGGGTCGTTTCATTTGGCTGAGAGTACATAAGATCCATCAGCTTGCTTTCTACAAAATTGTTCAAACTCCTATTCTCTTTACGAGCTTCAAGTTGCATCTTTCTCAACAAGTCTTCTCTTAACCGAAAAGAAGTCTGCTTTCTACCAACTACTGCTTCCATAATTACTTTGTATTACATTACACTACAAATATAATATACTTGTATTACATTTCCAAAAACAATTGACATTACAATATTTATAATCACCGTTCGTTATATTGAGTACATAAACCATTAGTGTCCCGTTAAAATGGGACGAGTTAAACAATTAATCAAAAAGCCTCGGAATCAGGGGATCATTTAGATCTTTGACATCATTGAAATTAGTCTTGTCGAACAGGTCACGCAAGTGGGTTTTGT